GGTGAACTCCTATCAATATAATTACTAATTGGGAATATCCTTATTTGATAAAGGTATTTGGTAAATACCCTTATTTTTTTTTAGGAAAATAAGGGTATTTAGGAAATATCTTTATTGGATAAAGGTATTTTATTACAGTATTGGAATTTTGAAGCTAAATTTTCCCGCGTACTTCACAAACAGCTCCGAGGATACGGACGGGAAGATGATTGACTTCATCTGCGGTGTAGAAGTGCGGAGAATAAACCGTTGGATTTAGTCCGATGAGGGTCAGGCCGGCATCGGACTTTTTTATTTGTTTTACTGTGGCATCATCGCCATTGACGAGGACAACGGCGATCTGTCCGCTGTCTACGTCGCTCTGTTTATGGACGATGACAACATCTCCATCCCAGATCCTCGGCTCCATTGAATGGCCCACGATGCGCAGGGCGAAATAGTCGTGCGGATCTTCGAGTGCAGGGATGTACATCTCTTCATAGTCTTCAATATTTTCGATGGCTTCAATGGGGATTCCCGCAGCCACGCGGCCGAGTAGGGGAATACGGGCAATTTTACGGTTTGCCTTAGTAGGGAATATGGGAGTGATTGCATCTTTATTGTTGGAAGATGTATTCGCATCCCATCCCATAAGATTTTCTGCTGGAATGCCTAGGGCCTTTGCAAATCTTTTTATCATATCTATATCAATAGATTTGATTTTCCCCTTTTCATAGCGTTGCATAGTGCTTTCACTAATTCCCACCAGTATTCCTAATTCTTTCAGGGTAAGATGTTGATTCAGACGTTCCGCATGAATGCGTGCTCCGACAAGTTTATTATATTGTTCTTTATCCATGAATCTTACCTCCATCGTGCTTTCTAAAATCATACTACTATATTTTTGCACGTAATACAAGAAAAGTTAATTGAGGATACACAAAACTTGCATATCATGCTTGACATGGCTTGGGACGAATGTATAATGTAATTAAATAAAACTTGCATAATATGCAAGGCCAGAAGGGAGGGATAAGATGGAAATGCTAAAGTTAAAAGGACTGTTGACCGAAAAAAAGAAAACCTATGGAGATTGTGCGAAACACCTGAATATTTCGGTAACTTCGTTCAACGAAAAAATCAATGGGAAACGCTCGTTTTCTTGCTGGGAGGCAACCGAACTCGCAGAGTATCTTGGTCTGTCCGACGAAGAACGTGCAAATATTTTTTTGTCCTAAAACTTGCATAATATGCAAGTTGATGAGCCGAGGAACAATTGGACAGATGAAGGAAAGGTGGAATAACAAATGAATGAGAGAAATAGAAGATGGAATTAGTGAGAGGCAAGGAGGCAGCAATATGGACACTGAACGCTTAGAAAGGCTCTATATTTCCCGCGTCGCATGGGAATGCGTGAAGTTCTATCAGGACCCTGAAAATATTAAAGCCTTTCATGAATGGCTCAATGAAAAACGCCAAAAGGAGGCCATGAGGGAAGATGGCTGCTAAATGTACAGAGATAGCGGAAGGAGGAGGAAACGCTATGACAGAAAAAGAACGGCGCAATGCAGATACGCTTGAAATGATCCGCGCTGTCAATGCGAATGCGGAACGAAAAGCCGAGGAACGTGTGATTGAAAATATGATGATCGAACGGGCTGTCAATGAAAAAAGAGCTCGTAGAGCACAGACGGCGAATGAGATTCTTGCCGGTATGCTTTTGACCACTCTGATTATGGCGTTCGCGGCATTCATGTGGGCGAGAACTGATGCTCTGGCAGCCGGAATGATGGTGTGCGGAGGATAAAGCAATGAAGTACATATGCACGGAGTGCCCGCACCTTCGCAGAAACATCTGCAATTATCACGACGGATCATGCGGGCTTGAAAAGTATTACATGGAGATTCTCCCTAAGACTTCTCCCAGGTGGTGCCCGCTTAAAAGAGGAAAAAATGCTGAACGAAAAAAAGATACTTACAGAAATACTCAAGCAGTGGATTAAAGACAGGCTTCTGGGGACCGCTCTGGACGGCGCCCAGAGATTTGTTACCACAGGTGAACCGTGAAAAATACCGCTCACTGAAAAGAAAAGCAGACGGCCGCGTTGTGTTCATCAGAGATTCCACCTTTTCTTTCATGTACGGAAAACCAACACAGGCCAGGTATTTTGTGATCGACACAGAAAAGGGCCCCATAGTTTTAATCACAGACTTTGACAGAAATGTACAGATGCTTGTCAAGCCGCTGTTCGAGAAGGAGAAAAAATGACCAGGGAAGAAGCGAAAAAAGAAATGGAAGAAGTTCAGAGGGAGCTGCAGACCATCGCAGATGGTCACCCGGACCTGAAATTTGTACTCCATGTTTTGTACCGGTTTGAGGATTTTCCTCATCTCGGCGTAGAAGAAAAAATTCTAACCCCGGAAAGGTGGTGATGTTCTATGAATGCACAAAAAAGACCGGCCCGCAGGTGGAGCTGCGAGCCGGCCAGGTTAAATTGAAGAACCCATCTAAGTATATCACATCAGGAGGAAAAAGAATGATTACGTTAACCATAACCGCTGAAAACCCCGTCGAGCTCGCCGCGTATCTCCGCGGGCTAACGCAGAACAGTACACCCGCCGTTCCGCCTTTAACGCCATTGGCTGAATGGATCGAGGATCATCCTCCGGTACATCCGCCGGAAGTACTTCCGCCGAAGCCGCCGAAAGCCCCGAAGCCGGAGCCCCGGAAAGCCCCGAAGCCGGAGCCTCCAAAAGTCCCGAAGCCCGAGACGCCGGAAGCCCCGAAGCCGGAGCCCCTGAAAACGGATGGACCTATTTCCGAAGCGGAGGCAGTAGAGCTCCGCGTGCTTTGCGAAAAGTTCTGTGCGAAGGATAAAGACGGAAAGAAAAAGATCCAGGCGTTCTTGAAAGAACACAACGTGCAGCGGATCACGGTTCTTCCGGAATCTCTTATCGAAGAATTCAAGAAAGTGGTGATGGTCGAATGAGTCGTGCACACGCATTCTTGTCCGCATCGGCAAGCCATCGTTGGTTGGTGTGTACCCCGTCCGCGCAGCTCGAAAGTCAGTTCCCTGACAAAAGCAGCCCCTATGCAGAAGAAGGAACAAAGGCGCACGCATTGGCAGAAGAGGCTCTGCGACGCTTCCTCTCCGGAGGAGACAGTGCCGTTCAGTGCGCGGATAGGGAGATGCAAGAAGCCGTACAGTTCTATGTCGACACATGCATTGAGAAAATCACCGCCGCACGGAACGTTTCTCCGGATGCAAAAATCCTCGTAGAAGAACGGCTGGATTTCTCCGAATTTGTTCCGAATGGTTTCGGCACCGGGGATATGGTCATCGTATCAGACGGCGGATTGGAAGTAGTGGACCTCAAGTATGGCAAGGGCGTCCGCGTAGACGCCGAGAAGAACAGCCAGATGATGCTGTATGCCCTCGGGGCACTGGCGGCCTACGGATACCTCTACAGTATGAGCACGATACGCATGACAATCGTGCAGCCTCGAATAGGCAACGTATCGACTTACGATACCGCGGAAAAAGATCTTCTCGAATGGGGGACCCGTGTACGAGAACTGGCAAAGAAAGCTATGGCCGGTGAGGGTGAATTCAAACCGGGAGAACACTGCCGTTTCTGCAAAGCTCGCAACACATGCCGGGCTTATGCGGAAGCGATGAAGGCCCACATCCGGGAGGACCTTCGGCCGGCGCCGGAGCTCCAGGACGATGAGATTGCAGACATTGTGCAGCACGCCAAAGAGGTCAAGAACTGGCTTGACGGCGTGGAAGCATATGCGCTGGGGAGGGCGCTCTCGGGGACGAAATACCCGGGAATGAAGCTCGTGGCCGGCCGGAGCACGCGAAAGATCGCCGATGAATCCGCGGCGGCCGCGGTGCTCCTCTCCGCTGGATACAACGACATCTACCGGCCACAGAGCCTCCGCACACTCACCGAGCTGGAGAAGCTCTGCGGGAAGAAACATTTCGCCGAGCTGCTGGGGGCTAACCTTACGAAATCTGAGGGCAAGCCGGCACTCGTTCCGGCCTCCGACAAACGGCCGGAACTGGAAGTCGGAGATGTGCGAGACGACTTCACAGATGAAGACATCCCGCTTTTCTAAAAGGAGGACAGAATGGATTCCGCAGACAGAAAAGAAATCGTGGAGCATATCCGGAACACGACCGGACTCAGGAAAAAAGACGTGGAGCGCGTGCTGAGTGAAGAACAGCAGTACGTGTCGGACCTGCTCCGCACCGGCGTGGAAGTGAAGTATTACCGATTCGGTATCTTGCGGCCGGTAACGGTGGACGCTCGGTACGGCGTCCTGCCAGACGGGGAAACTATGCTGATCCCCGCCCATAAAGTCATTCGTTTTTATCCGAGCAAGACGCTCAGAGAGTATGTCAATCAGGAGGACTAAACCATGAAATTTACAACGGGAATGTGCAAGCTCTGCTATGTAAACGTATTCACGCCGAAGGCGGACCTCTCAGGGAAAGAGCGGTACAGCGCGTGCGTACTCATCAGCAAAGACGATAAAAAGACCCTCGCGCACTATGACGAGATCATTCGGAAGATGACAGCCGACGAGGAGGTCGTGCGCCGCATGGGTGGGAAGAAAGCCCTGAAGAATGCGAAGCTTCCTCTCCATGACGGAGACACGGAAAAAGAGGACGACCCGAATTTCCGGAACTGCTATTACCTTAATGCCAAAGCAAACCCCGACTACCCGCCGCTCGTACTTGACCGGGATCGGGAAGAGATCGTGGACAAGAATGAGATTTACAGTGGCGTTTACGCGCAGGCTGTCCTGTCCTTCTACCCGTACAACCAGAGTGGCAATCAAGGCATCGGCGTGAGCCTACTTGGGATCCGCAAGTTGAAGGATGGAAAGCCCATCTCCGGGAACTCAGTCTCCGCAGGGGATTTCAGAGACGACCTGCTGGACGAGGCTGGCGGAGACGACCTCGGGGACATCTTCTGAGGCGCGCCATGGCTACGTTGTCCATCGACATCGAAACCTACAGCAGTGCGGACATCCGGTATGGCGTCTACCGCTACGCAGACGCGCCGGATTTCGAGATCCTGCTCCTCGGATACGCTTTCGACGATGGTCCTGTCCAAGTTGCCGACCTGACCCGGGAAGAAGTGCCTGCGCAGTTCGTGCAGGCACTTTTTGACAGATCCGTCACAAAAACTGCATTCAATGCTAACTTCGAGATGACCTGTCTCAGGAAGCTCTACCCGGACATGCCTCTCGAATGTTGGGAGTGCACGTCAATCCTATCGCTGTACAACAGCTTGCCTACGGGCCTGGCGAAGGTGGCGGAAATTCTGAAGCTGCCGTCGGACAAGCAGAAAGACGCCCGCGGCAAGGCGCTCATCAACTATTTTTCAAAGCCCTGCAAGCCCACGAAGGCAAACGGCGGCCGCACACGGAACCGTCCGGAAGACGCCCCGGACAAGTGGGCGGAGTATATCGAATACAACAGGCAAGACGTGGTTGTGGAGCGGGCCATCCGGCAGAAGCTCATCCGGCTCAAGCCTCCGGAGACCGAACACCAGTACTGGCTCATGGATCAGCAGATCAACAGGAACGGCGCGAAAATCGACCGCCAGCTTGTGACCAATGCGATCCGCATGAATCAGGACTACAGCGCCCATCTCCGCGCGGAGGCGGCCCGTATCACGGGCCTATCGAATCCGAACAGCGTCTCCCAGCTGAAGCACTGGGTAGAAGACAGGCTCGGTGAGACAGTGACCGCCCTGGACAAGAAGGCCGTGGCGTCGCTCCTCGGCAGGGGCCTTCCAGGCGATGTACGCCGGGTGCTCAAGATCCGCCAGCTCATGGGGCGGACCTCTGTCAAAAAATATGAAGCCATGGAGCAGGCGGTTTGTTCGGACGGTCGCGTGCGGGGTATGTTTCAATTTTACGGAGCGATGCGAACAGGCCGATGGGCAGGTCGAATCGTACAGTTGCACAACCTGCCGCGTTCCTCCATGCCCCTCGATGAGCTGCAGGCGGCACGGCGGGTGGTGCTCAGGGGCGATCTGGAAGAGCTGGAGCTTCTCTGGGACAACGTGCCGGACGTGCTCTCGCAGCTCGTGCGCACGGCTATCGTAGCGGAAGATGGGTGCCGCTTCATCGTGGACGATTACTCCGCCATCGAGGCACGGGTCATTGCGTGGCTCTCCGGCGAGCGGTGGCGACAGGACGTCTTCGCCCGCGGCGGAGACATCTACTGCGCTTCTGCCTCGGCAATGTTTGGTGTTCCGGTGGTGAAACACGGTGCGAACGGCCACCTCCGACAAAAGGGTAAGATCGCCGAGCTCGCTCTCGGATACGGCGGCGGGGTCGGCGCTCTCAAGGCTATGGGGGCCGACCGGATGGGCCTTTCTGATGAAGAGCTCACGGAAATCGTCGCGAAATGGCGGAAAGCCTCGCCGGCTATCGTCCGTTTTTGGTGGGACGTTGACGCAGCGGCGCGGCAGGCCATACGGAATCCCGGCGAGACGGTGACGATTCGACAGGGAGGCCTGCGCTTCCACTGCCGGGCAGGAGCGCTTTTCATCGAGCTCCCCAGCGGGCGGCACCTCGTGTACATCCACCCTCACATTGGTCAGAATCGCTTCGGCGGGGAGGCCATCCTCTACGCTGGCATGGAGCAGGGGACCCGCACATGGGGGACTCTCGAGACTTACGGCGGTAAGCTCGTGGAAAACATCGTCCAGGCAGTCGCCCGGGACTGCCTCGCTGCGGCCATGCTGCGACTCACGAAAGCGGGCTACCGAATTCTCATGCATGTCCACGATGAAGTCATAACGGAAGTGCCGAAGAACGGGGGGAGCCTCGAAGATGTGACGCGCATCATGGCTATGAATGAGCCGTGGGAAAACGGACTTATCAAAAACGCGGACGGTTTTGAGGACATTTATTACAGGAAGGACTGAGCCATGGAGCTGCAATACGATAAACATATCACTATCTACACGGCAGCCAGCCGGTTCGAGAAACGGTGGAAACGGTCAGAGACAACCTGGTCGCACCTGCTGGAGAAACTGTCTCATACGGTACGGACCGGGGAGACCGCAGCCGAATACAAGGCAATGAAGAAGTCCGAAAGGGACGCCAAGAAAGACAGCGTGGGCGGATTTGTAGGGGGGACCCTTAAAGACGGCCGACGGCTCAAGCAAAATGTTCTCACACGGCAGATCGTGACGCTCGATGCGGACAACGCAGAACCAGGCTTCCTCGAGAGTGTGAGGAAAGCCCTCGGAGGATGCGCCTGGGCGGTCTACTCGACCCACAGCCACCGTCCGGAGGCACCGCGCCTGCGCGTGCTTGTGCTCCTCGCATCACCTGTGGGGCCGGAGGCCTATCAGGCCATCGCCCGGCGGCTCGCGGCGGATGTGGGCATCGAAGCTATGGACGACACTACCTACGAGCCTGAACGGCTCATGTTCTGGCCGTCCACACCGCAGGACGGAGAATACGTTTTTGAACATAACGATGCCCCGCCTCTGGAGCCGGAGGCCGTTCTTGCCCGGTATGAAAACTGGCAGGACGTTTCACAATGGCCCACCAGCCGTAGGGAGACAGAGATCGTCCGCCGAACAGCGAAAAAGCAGGGGGATCCACTGGCCAAAGAGGGCATAATAGGTGCTTTCTGCCGGGCGCATCCTATTGGGGAAGCCATTGAGACGTTCCTGGCCGATGTATATGCCCCATGTGGAGAAGGCCGGTATACGTACCTGGCAGGGAGTACCACCGGAGGCCTTGTGCTGTACGAGGACCGCTTCGCATACTCCCACCACAGCACCGATCCGGCGGGCGGCCGGCTGTGCAATGCCTTCGACCTCGTGCGGATCCACCTCTTTGGCGCCCTGGATGAGGATTCCGATGCAGCCACACCGGCGAACAAGCTGCCGAGCTTCGTCGCTATGGCAGATTTTGCCCGGAAGGACAAGGCCACCGCGGCGGAGAGCCGGCGAGAGCTCACGGAAGATCTGCGGAAAGAGTGGGAAGACCGGGGAGCCTCCGGGGCGGACGAGAGCTGGATGGAACGGCTCGAGACTGACAAAAAGGGCAACCTCCTGCCAAGTGCGCAGAATTTCATTCTCATCCTGTCTCACGACCCGCTGCTTGCGGGGCGCTTTGGACGGGACGACTTCGCGCATCGCTTTATGCTACGGGGCGATCTGCCGTGGAGACCCGCTGGGACGGACCTTATATGGCGTGATGCGGATGACGCGTGCCTTCGGAACTACCTCAGCACACACTACCGGCTCACGGCGCGTCAGGTTATCGACGATGCCCTGACGGAGGTTATGGCTGCTAACGCCTTCCACCCGGTGCGGGACTATCTCGCACGACTCCGGTGGGATGGCCGGCCCCGGGCAGAGACGGTATATATCGACTGGCTGGGCGCAGAGGACAGCATCTACGTGCGGGCGGTGACGCGGACGCACCTAAAAGCTGCAGTGGCGCGGGTCATGCGCCCCGGGGTGAAGTTTGACCAGTGCCTCGTGCTGTCCGGGCCACAGGGCATCGGGAAAAGTACTGTGCTTCGTCTGCTTGGGAAGGACTGGTTCAATGACGGCTTGGTAACGTTCCAGGGCAAGGACCCCATGGAGCAGCTGCAGGGCGCGTGGATCAATGAACTATCCGAAATGCAGGCCACAAGCAAGGCGGAAAATGACCAGATCAAGGCGTTTCTCAGCCGGAACAGCGACCGTTTCCGTGCGCCGTACGGCCGGAGGACAGAGGAATTCCCGCGGCAGTGCGTTTTCGCGGCAACTACAAACGATGCCGTTTTTCTGAAAGACCGGACGGGTGGCCGCCGGTTCTGGCCGATTTTCTGCCACGGAGACGGAAAAAAGGATCTGGAGGAGCTGACAACGGACTATGTGGATCAGGTGTGGGCGGAAGTCCGGACGATGTATGAAGAGAACGAAAGTCTGCTGCTTCCTGCGGACACTGCTGCCGAAGCAAGGGAATTGCAGGAGGCCCACACAGAAGGAAGCGAGAAAGTCGGTCTCATAGCGGATTACCTCGATAAGAAACTGCCGGAACGGTGGGACGATATGGATCTCTATGAACGGCGGGAGTATCTGGAGAAATACGGGAGCGAAGGAGAGCCGGAAGGCACGGTGACACGGACGAAGGTGTGCACGCTGGAGATCTGGTGTGAAGTCTTCGGCGGAACGAAACAGAATTTCACCAACGCCGGCGCCCGGGAACTGAACGGCATCATGCAGTCAATGCCGGGGTGGTATGCAGGAAATCGACGAAGATTTGGAAATTTATACGGAGTGCAAAGATCCTTTTTAAGAAGATAGTGTGAACAAATTAACACTAATTTTATTAAGCATGCGTGAACGGTGTGAACGGTTGTGAACAGAAATTTTTTGAATTGTTCACGGGATGAGCCCCGACGGTATGGGCGTTTTCGACAGGTGTGAACAGTGTGAACAGTTTTTCTATATAGGTTTACCAATTAGGGAGACACAGCGGTCGAAAGCCCCCTGTGTACGCCTAAATCGCTTTAGGTAAAAGAGGAGTCGTTTTTCTGTTCACACTGTTCACGCCCCGAAGGAGGAATTGAAAAAATATGCAAAGCATCAGGGAAGTCCGGGTAGAGAAAAAATTAAGAGAAGCCGCCGAGCGGGTCGGAGGGAAAGCATACAAATTCGTTTCTCCGGGAGTCCTCGGCGTGCCGGACAGAATTGTTGTTATACCAGGAGGTCTGGTGTGCTTCGTAGAAGTCAAAGCACCAGGAGAGAAGCCGAGGCCGTCGCAGAGGCATGTGCTGAGGCAGTTGTATCGGATCGGAGCCAGTGTTGCGACGGTGGACAATGAAACTACCGCCGGGCGCCTGATAGACATGATGAGGAGGCGGCGCGATGCAGTTTTTACCGCATGATTATCAAAAATTCGTCATCAGACATATCGTGGAAAATCCCGGGTGCGGCATTTTTCTCGATATGGGCCTGGGAAAAACTTCTATCACGCTGGCAGCGGTGCAAGAGCTGATGTATGACCGGTTCGAGGTGCAGAAAGTGCTGATCGTTGCGCCGAAGCGGGTAGCGGAGACCACATGGCAAGAAGAAGCAGAAAAGTGGGAGGATTTCCACGGGATCAGGTTTTCCGAAGTCCTTGGGCAGAAGAAAAACAGGATCATCGCGCTGGAACGTGATGCGGATATCTACATCGTTAATCGGGAAAACATAGTGTGGCTTGCAGAATATTACCGGTATCGTCTTCCTTTCGACATGCTTATTTTGGATGAGAGTACCAGTTTCAAAGATGCCGGAACCAAGAGATGGCGGGCATTGAAAAAATGCCGTGGCAGCTTTTCCCGGGTGGTTCTTTTAACTGGGACTCCGAGTCCGAACAGTCTCACCGATCTGTGGGCGCCGATATACCTGCTGGATGGTGGAGAACGGCTGGGGAGAACACTGACAGAATTCAGAAATCGGTACTTTGTTCCTGACAAGAGAAACGGCGCCATAGTCTACAGCTACCGGATCCGCGACAAAGCTGCGGAAGATGAAATATACCGGAGGATTTCAGATATCTGTGTGAGTTTGAAACCCCAGAAAAAGAGTCTTTCGGCAGAGGTTATTCCATATCCGGTAGAACTTGGCGAAATAGCGAAAAATTTATATGCGGATATCCGGCGTGACTATGTTCAAGAGTTTAACGGAGAAGAAATATCGGCTGCGTCGGCCGCAGCTGTCTCCAATAAACTGCAGCAGATAGCAAACGGAGCCGTTTATACGGACGACAAGAACACCATTGTTGTAGACAACGGGAAAATTGAAGCCGTAATGGATATAAGAGCGGCGCATCCAGGGGAACCCGTCTTGGTATTCATACGGTACATATCTGATGGGGAAAGACTGAAAAGCGCATTTCCCGATGCAAGGACAGTTGAAGGGCCGGAGACGTTCCATGAATGGAATGCTGGGAAAATTCCCATGCTAATTGTCCATCCTGCAAGCGCTGGGTACGGTCTGAATCTTCAAGCCGGTGGGCATATTGTCATATGGTATGGGCTTACTTGGAGCCTGGAACAGTATCAACAGGCTAATGCCCGGCTGGATCGGCAGGGGCAGACAAAGGCGGTAAAAATATTCCTGCTGACCGCCCGCGGGACTATTGACGAGCGCATCTGTAGGGCACTCCAAAGCAAAAGAAAGGGGCAGGATGCCATGATGGAGGCTGTAAGGGCTGAGATAGGAGGATCCGTAAATGAATGATCCGGTGAATCACCCACAACATTACATGAAGGGCAAGGTTGAGTGCATTGATGCTATCGAGTCCGCTGTTTCCGGTCTGTCTGGTGTAGAAGCCTTCTTGACCGGCCAAGTTATGAAGTATACGTACCGCTGGCCGGATAAAAATGGCGCGGAGGATCTTCGGAAGGCGGAGTGGTATCTTGGCCGTCTGATTCACATAGTTGAAGCGAAGGAAGGGAAAGAAAATGGCGATCAAACGGAATAGGAAGGCGGTAATTGGAATCATCCGTCTGAGAAACGCAAGTGAATTACAGGAACGTATGATTTCACGTTTACATACCATGTATCCGGAAGAGAATGAAGAAGTCTGGATGAAGCAGACCGCCCTTCTGGCAGATTGTATTCTAAGAGCCGCTGATGAAATCCAGAAATCAGCACGAAAGGTGAAAAGTGCGGTAGAGGAATCGGGGAAAGCTCGAATAGGGGAGGTAGGGAGCCATGACATTGAATGATTTCTGTGCAATTTACACGGCCGCCGGAAGGGCGGAGAGGTCTACGAGAAGGGCCCTGCATTTGTGTGAAGATATTCGTATGAATCTCAGGACGGAAGATATGGGGGCTTTGAAAAAAGAATGCACGCCGGATCTGTGCGCTGCTATTTACTGGCTTGAAGACGCGGCGTTTCGTCTTCGGCGGGCGCGGGATTTTATGAATGCGGTGGAGGGCGGAAAAAATGGCGAAGAATGGAATGCGTAGGAACGTTTTCTACAGTGCAGACCCTACATATGCATCTGTGCTGGCGAAATTCAGAAAAGAAGCACGGGAAGCGGAACGGGATGGAAGAGCCATGGCGGCTTTTCGGGTTGTGGCCGCTATTCGTCTTATTCTCAGGCTCGGCGGGTATCGTTTGCGGGAAGAACTGGTGATGGAGGATGTAAAAACAGGTTCGGTATTTCGCAGTGGAGGGAAAAGCAATGAAATGTAAAAAGATAAAAACAATGGCAGAAAAGTTGGAAGAAAAGAGCATTGTACGTCCTGACGCTATAGCGAGTCTTTTTAGAGTTAAAGCTCTGATCGCAGGAGACATCCCCGGTAAGATATCAAAAGCGGTGTATGATGCGCAGCAGGCGCAGTCTGTTGGTGATCTTGATTCTTTGGAAGAGCATTTGACCGATATTGAAGACATGTTATATTCGGCAGAACGGCAGGTACGGAGTGTGCGTCACAAAATTCTGGTAAAGAAAATTGATATGCTGCCGAAGCCGGCCGGATGTGATACTTATGAGGAGGAATGATGGAGGAGTATTCAGATGTAAGAGCGTATCTGGAAGAGACGCGGAAAAAAAGAAAACGCCTGAGTAGAATGAAGGATGCACTGGCCGAGCACCTTTTTCAGATAGAGAATCTTCGCGGAGTAGCTATAACAGAGAGAGTCCAGTCATCAAACACTACGACTATAGACGCCATGTTGGAATCTGTGGAGGAAGAGGAAGAAAGAGTGGATGAACTGGAAAAAGAGGTAGAAGCAATCTCTTTGAAGGCAAAAAAGATAATAGACGTGATAAAAGACATGGACATTGTTTGGCTTATTCTAAGATGGCGATTCATTGACGGGGAATGCTGGGACGACATAGCAAACACTATTTACTATTCCAAGGCTTCTGTTAAGAGAAAATGCAATGAGGGTGTTGAAAAAATCCAACAAAGACTGAGCCACAGTGAGCCGCAATGAGCCACTATGAGCCGCAAAAATGTGATAATATATAGAAAAGGAATTGGGTAAGGCATCAATATTCTTCCGGAAACTGGCTCGCGAAAGCGGGCTTTTTTCTTGCCTTAAAAAAGGAAAGATAGTGCTGTTGGCAGAAAGGGGGGAGAGCCATGAGTGGTAACGGAAATAAGAACCTGAAAATAATTCGAAGCACGGAGGAAGCGAGAGCGCGCGGCCGTGCGGGAGGCATAGCAAGCGGAAGGGCCCGCAGAAAGAAAAAGACGATCCGGGACACGCTTCTGGCTCTCCGTGATGCATCCGTTGAAGACCAGAAACAGAGAAAGTTTTTGAAAGCACAGGGCGTTCCTGATGCTGAAATGACCTATGGAGTCCTGGTGGCGCTGTCGATCATCAATGGCGCATTCAAAGGAAACAGCCAGATGGCGCAGCTGCTTCTTAAAGCTCTGGGTGAGCTGGATGCAGATAAGCTCGAAGTGACCGGGAAAAACGGTGCGCCTCTGACCGCTGCCCCGTCGGTTCAGATTTATCTTCCGGAGAACGGACGATGATAGTGTTGAAGCCACAGCCCGGGCCGCAGGAGAAGTTTCTTTCGTCCTCGGCTGACATAACCATATATGGCGGGGCAGCTGGGGGCGGTAAGACCTATGCCCTTCTTCTTGAGCCCCTGCGCCATATAGATAATCCCGGATTCGGGGCCGTTATATTCCGCCGGCAGGCCACGCAGATCATGGCGGAAGGCGGGCTCTTCGATAATGCTGTAGAAATGTATACACCGATCGGAGCCACCATAAAGCAGACTCCGCAGCCTACGGCGATTTTCCCTTCCGGTGCGAAGGTTTCTTTTCGGCATCTCGGATCCGATAAAGAAGTTCATGCCTGGCAGGGATCGCAGATCTGCCTGATATGTTATGACGAGCTGACGCACTTCACGGAGCACCAGTTTTTCTATATGTTGTCTCGTAACCGGTCCACCTGCGGGGTGCGGCCGTACATCCGTGCAACGTGCAATCCGGATGCAGACAGCTGGGTTGCAGATTTCATATCATGGTGGATTGGCCCTGATGGATATGCCATCAAGGAGAGGTCCGGGAAAATCAGGTATTTTGCCAGGATAGACGGTGAAATCATCTGGGCGGATACCCGGGAAGAATTGTCCGACAAATTCGGCAATGAGGCGGTGAAGAGTGTTTCCTTCATCGCTTCTTCTATTTTCGATAACAAAGCTCTCTTGGAAATCAACCCTGACTACATCGCAAGTTTGAACGCGCTGCCGATGGTGGAGCGTGAGCGCCTGTTGAAAGGTAATTGGAAGATCCGGCCGGCGGGAGGATTGTACTTCAAACCGGAGCAGACACGGATTGTAAAATCTGTGCCGGATAAGCTGGTTTCTGTGGCACGGGCGTGGGATCTTGCGGCGACTGAGATAACGCCTGACAGTAAAAATCCGGACCGGACGGCGGGAGTGCTGATAGGCCGGATGAAGAACGGACAGTATATCGTGCTGGACGTGATCCGCCGGGCCGCGGGCGCGTCCGACGTGCGCCGGATCATCCGGGCCGCTGCCGTGACGGACAAAGCGGAATACAAATGCCTGACCATACGGATCCCGCAGGACCCCGGGCAGGCGGGCAAGGCGCAGGCGCAGTCCATGGCAAGAGACCTGGCGGGCTACCGCGTGGTGATCCTTCCGGTGAGCGGGGCGAAGACGTCAAGGGCGGAGCCCTTTGCGGCGCAGTGGCAGCGGGGAAACGTCCTTTTGCTGGAAGGCGCCTGGAATGAGACATTTCTGGATGAACTGGCGGGATTTCCCGACGCGCTGCACGACGATCAGGTAGACGCGGCGGCAGACGCTTTTTCGGAAGTGGCCGTATCGCATGACTGGAGCGGGCTGATCCGCTGAGGGAGGATGTATGAACGTTAATAACGACGGATTTTTCAATGCCGTGCTGGGGCAGGGCATACTTCGGAGAGATCCATTTTCCGCGTACCGCTTCCGAAGCTCGCGGATGCTGACCGATCAGGAATGTGCCAGCCTCTTTACCTATAACGGCATCGCGCAGAAGATCGTCACCGCGCCGGCTGACGAAGCGGTCAAACGGGGATTCACTCTCCGAGACGGGGATGCGGAGCTGCCGGAGAGCCGGGCTGTTCAGTCTGTCTTTGAAGACCTCGACGGGGAATCCTGTTTCTCGCAGGCGCTGGCATGGCATCGACTGTACGGCGGCGGGGCGATCCTGATCGTAGCCGCTGACGGGGCGGACGATCTTTCGGAACCGCTCCATGAAAATCAGCTGAAAAGCATCGAAAAACTGTGCGTCTACGAAGCGCCGGACATTCAAACGTCCAGCGCTTTTATTTACGCTGATCCGGCAGATCCTAAATACGGACAGCCGGAATTCTACAACATCACCGGACTGTACGGCGGGGTCTTTACCGTTCATGAGAGCAGGCTGCTTCTTTTCCGGGGCGATCCGATTCCGGCGGAAGAGCGGCGCATGCGCAACTACTGGGGCGCGAAGATCTACGAGCGGCTCTACGACGATCTGACACGGTATGACGCGAGCCTCGCGCTCGGGCTCATGGCGCTGTCCAGGCTGTCGCAGGGCATCCTCAAGCTGGACGGACTGGCGGGGAAGCTGGCTTATGAAGGCGGGGAAGTAGAAGTCCAGAAGCGCATGCAGCTCATCGACATGTGCCGACACATGATGAACACCATCGCCCTGGATACGACTGACGACTATGACCAGAAAAACCTGTCCCTCGGCGGTGTGAAAGACCTGCTGGAAGAATTCCAGGTAGCGCTCTCCGCGGTGACGGAGATCCCCGTGACCGTTCTTTTCGGCAGATCGCCGGGCGGGCTCAATTCCACGGGGAAGGCGGATTTCGAGAGTTTCTACAATCTGGTGCAGCGCATCCAGCGGCGCACCCTCCGGCCGCAGCTGTCCCGGCTGATTGATCTTATCGGGAAATGTAAGGACTACCGTATCCGCCTGCCGGAGACGTACACACTGGCCTTTGAGCCGCTGTGGAGCCAGACGGAAAAAGAACAGGCGGAAACGAAGAACACGCTGGCCCAGGCGGAAAAGAACAGGGCCGACGCGCGGATCGCGCTGACGAAAGCGGGCGCGCTGGATGTGTCGGAGCTGCGGGACAAACTCGAGGAAGAAGGCGAGTACAAGCTGGACCGCAGTCTGGATAAAGATGCAGGGGGAGCGGCAGAATGATCATCATTCCGAAGCGGCGCTGGGATTACCCCGTTGCCTACGAGCGGAGCTACTGCAAGATCATGCGGGCCTACGTGATGCGCATCGAAGAGGCGCTGAAAGACAGCCTGGATGATATGGCAGCCGTACTTGATAAGAACGGCCCCAAAATGGACAGCTACGAATCCGACCTGGACGCCCTTCTCACGAAGATCGGCGCGCGGATCGATAAGAAAGCCGCGGAAACCGCGCTCCGCCGGAAAGTGGAACAGATGTATACCGGAGTGAATGATTTCAATGAAGAAGAGTTCAAAGCGGTCATCCGTGACGCGGTGGGCGCGGAAGATTTCTTCATCAATGAGAAATGGCAGAAAGTGGCCCGGTCGGTGTGGGTGCAGGAAAACATCAGCCTGATCAAAAGCATCCGCTCGCAGACGCTGGAGAAGATCCGGTACAGTCTGGGCGACATGGTGACGGAAGCCGCGGATAAGCAGACCCGCGCGGCGCAGCTGTCAGAAGCCATTCAGGATATTGCCCACAAAAACAGGAAACGGGCCGACCTCATCGCCAGAGATCAGATCGGAAAGCTGAACGGACGCCTCACGCAGCTTCGGCAGCAGTCGGCGGGCATCACGAAGTACAAGTGGAGCACGTCGAAAGATGAAAGGGTGCGCCCTGCCCATGCGGAACGGGAAGGAAAGGTCTACGAATGGGCTAACCCGCCCGCAGACGGCAATCCGGGCTATCCCATCCGCTGCCGGTGCGTGGCGGTCCCGGTGATCGATACGGACACGCTGGGAATGCCCGTCATGAATCCCGGGAATGGTATAATAAATACGGGGAATACGTTGAAATCCGGCACTACGAAATTGCAGGCAACTATGACGCCGGATGAATACAATGAATTCGTCGATATCATTAATAAAAATGCGGACGTTAGTCATCTATATGCGTCATATGCGGATAAGGTGGCAGACATCGAACAGATTCCGGGAGAGGGATCATACAATCCTCGCAGAAATTCGATAATCTATTCTTTCCGTACGGCACGCAACGTTTCTAAGGGGATGAACAAGTATGAGACTGTTGCACATGAATACGGACACTTTTTTGATTTTCAGGTGCCTTGGAAAAATGTAAATTTTGCCGAGGTTGACGAATTGAACCGATCAGTTGTAATCGGCACAGGGCGGATTAAATTATTCAAATATAAGCCAGCGAGCTTGAGCGATGAATTTTTGGGGGCGTTGCGAAAAGACAAAGAACATATTAGGAGAGAAATTACCTTATCCCAATTCGCAGATATGATGAAAACAGATGCCAGTGCAGATGTGCAGGAAGTCATGCGAGGCCTTTTCCGTACTAAAACTTGCTGGGGTCACGAAGAATCATATTACAATGAGCTCTATAACACTCTTAAAAAATATAATCTACAAGGAGCGATGAAAAAAGTACAGAGTGGATTGGGCAGAGACGCTTCTAATCAACGTAAAGTTCAGAATATTTGTCGGGAGTATATAGTTGCAGAGGAAACTTTTGCCAATATTCTCAGTTCTGTTGTAACAGGCGGAGAAGCCGAATCATATGCAAAGATGTGGTTACCCAATTGTTATTCAGTGATTTCAAACCTTATAAAGGAGGTCGGCTGATATGACACAGGAATTAATAACGGCTCTTATGAAATACAATGAAATTTTCGAGGATGGGTTTCCTATGACGCCCTTGGGCTGGTTTTATTCCGATGAGGAGCTCACTAAAATTATTGGCGAATGCCTGGAAAAGCGTAAAAGCGTAAAAGAGCTTGGATATTATAAAGATCCGGAGCCAGGCGTGCTTTACTGAATGCGCGGTCATGATGCCGCAAACGAGTTCTTAGAAAGAGTGAAGGAGGCGGGGATGGTTTATGATCGTAGATAAAGATGGAAATATTCAGATGAAAGATTGTATGACTAATGAAGAGTTCATGATTGAGCTTAATGACAATCCGACAGATGAAGAACTCAGAAGATATCAGGAAAGGTGGAGAAAGGGCCCCTATGGGAATGGGCCCCGCCCACCGTGGATGTATCCAAAGGATCATCCGATGTACCGTCCGAAAGAGAAAAAATAAAAGCCGTTCTCTGTCGGACGGCTTTTGTGTTTAGGAGGATGCCATGGAAGAATTTACTGCCATCTATAAGATTTTGAACGCTCTCAGGAAGAGTATGGATTATGATGAATTCGACATGGAAGTAATCTCTCCGGAGCGGCTACATATTAGCGAGAACCGGTGGCTGCACCTCATCAAGATGCTGGCGGACAGCGGCTATGTAGAAGATCTCTATGTAAAAATCAGTGCAGACGGCGTTTTTATCTTTGGTCGAGGCGCGCGGCCGCGCATCACGCTTCGCGGGCTGGAGTACCTGGAGGAAAACAGTCTCATGAAAAAGGCGTACCGACTGGCGAAGGGTATCAAGGACGTCACGCCAGGGCTGTAATACATTTTTGAAGCACTCGAAAGAGTGCTTTTTTTGTACCCGAATGGAGGAAAGCATGCAGAGATTTGATACAGTGGCGCTCACCGCCACGCGCACGTCGGAAGGATTTATCAGGGACGCCCCGATCGTGGGCCGCACGGGTATCCTGCACTACATCAATGCGGACGGCTCCGACCGGTATGAGTACCGCCCGCCGGAGGAAGCCTTTGACGCGGACAGCCTGGCGTCACTCATGGGCAAGCCTATCACGGTGGGGCATAAGGCGATGGTGACGGCAAAGAACGCCGGGGCCGTCGGGCCCATCGGGACGGTGCTCACGGCGGGAAGGCAGGACGGCGATGCGATCCGCGCGGATATCGTTATTTACGACCTGCCCACGGCGGCGAGGGAGCTGTCCTGCGGGTATACGCTCGACCTGGATGAAACGCCGGGCACGACGCCGGAAGGCGAGCATTATGACGCGGTGCAGCGGCATATCCGGTACAACCATGTGGCTGTCGTCCCAAAGGGCCGGGCCGGTATCGCACGGCTCAATATGGACGGCGACGAAGTATTTGAAGAAGAAAGGAAACAGACCATGGAGAAAGTCAGAATCGATACGGGGCTGGAATACGACGCGGCCCCGGAAGTGAAGAAGTATGTGGAAAAGCTGGAAGAGCAGGTCAGGGACGCGAGAGCTGACATGGATAAAATGCAGGCGAAGTACGACGCGGCAGCGGCTGACCTGAAGAAGGAACAGGAAGGGCGCGCGGCGGATAAGAAGGCCCATGAAGACGGGTTCGCGGCGGCGGTGAAGGCCCGCGTGGCGCTGCTTACGGAAGCGGCGAAACACAAGATCGAGAAGGCCGATGAAATGACGGACGGGGAGATCAAGAAAGCGGTGATCCTTGCTGTGAGAGGCGATATGGATCTGGAAGGCAAGAGCGCGGACTACATCGACGCGGCCTATGACATGGCCAGAGCGGACGACGCGAAGCACGCCGACGGTCTGACGAAGCAGAGACAGCAGATCATGAAAAAGAAGGATGACCGCAGGGACGGCGCGGATCCTGACGATCTCGATGCGGTGATGCAGAAGATCCGCGAAGATGAAGCCAAAGCGTGGGAAGCGCGCGTGTAAAAGAGGAGGAAATGACTATGGCACAGATGAAACCGTTTGAATGGGGCGCGGCGGGAAACGCGCCGGGTTATGCGGGTATGAAGGCGGATGTGACCGCCGATGTGATCGACAGCTTTGCCTGTGAAGGCGGCTGCAATCCGGGCGATCTCGTCATGAGAGGAACGGATGCGGAGCGTCAGGCGAAAAAAGCGGAAAACGGAGGGAAGCCGCTGGGCGTCGTCGTGCACATCCATAAGGAACCGGAAAACGGGGCATATTATCCCGAGGGGTACGCGCTCCCGATCATGACGTCCGGCGATATCTGGGTGACCGCCGGAGGCACTGTGGCAGCGGGCGATCCCGTGGCTTATGACGCCGCGAAGGGCTACACGAAAGGCACGGAAACCACAGCATCCGGGAACATGTTCCTGACCGGCGGCGACGAAGGGGATGTTGTGAAGATCCGCGTGAGAAATCCGGCGGCCATCGCGGTGAGCGGTACGGCAGCGGCGGCGAAAGTCGGAGAAGCGGAAGTCGGGAAGTCGGAGGTGTAACTATGGCTTACGAAAAGCAGACGTGGAACGACGGCGATATTATCACCAAAGAAAAGCTGAATCATATTGAAGACGGCATCGCGGGAATTGAACTGACGCCGGGCCCGCAGGGAGAAAAAGGCGATACCGGCGCGCAGGGTCCGAAAGGCGACACCGGTGAGCAGGGACCTAAAGGCGATAAAGGCGATACCGGCGCGAAGGGAGACAAGGGAGACACCGGTGCGGCGGGTGCTGCGGGCGCGAAAGGAGATAAAGGTGATACAGGCGCGAAGATCACCTCCATCGATCTGACAATTACCGGAAGCACGATCACCGGCACGGCGCATCTTGATGACGAAAGTACCGCAGCTATTACAGGTACTTATACCGCAGGATAAGGAGGAATTTAAAACATGAACAGCAGATACGATGAAAGAGATTATGACGCCATTCTGGCATCCGGGAATTTTGACGAAGCGGGCAGCGCTTACGTGGCGCGCCAGCTGACGCACATCCGCGCGCAGGTGCTGGAAACGAAGAAAGCAGCGCTCAACGCCTTTACTGTTTTCCCGGTTCAGACCGATGTGCCCGCGGGGGCCGATTCGGCGGTGCAGCGCGTCTATGATTCGGTCGGCACGGCAGCGATCATCAGCAATTATGCCGACGATCTGCCCCGTATTGACCTTATGGCGAAGGAAACCGCCGTCAAAGTCCATCTGGTAGGCGGCGCATACGGCTGGAATTACAGGACCGTGCAGAATGCGCAGTTCTCCGGTGTGAATCTGTCCGCGGAAAAGGGCCGCATGACGAAAAAGGCCATCGATACGGAACTGAACCGCCTCGCATGGAAGGGCGACAGCGCCTACGGTATCGTCGGCTTCCTGAATGATCCGAATATCAGCGAATACACGCTCCCCGGCGACGGCTCGGAGAGCTCCACGAAGCTGGCGGACAAAACGGAAGTACAGATCCTGCGTGACCTGAATGCCTTTGTCCAGTCCGTGGGAGAAGCGACGAACTATACCGAGACGGTCAACACGCTGCTGCTGCCTCCGAATGTGTACGCCTATCTCAATACGCTGCGCCTGACGGACAGCGACCGCACGGTGATGGAGTTCTTCCGCGCGTCTCACCCGGAGGTCACCCGTGTCATGCAGGTGGGCGAGCTCCGGAACGCGTCCGACGACGGCACGAAGGACGTCATGATCGCCGGGTACTTCGATCCGTCTTATGTCAAGTTCGAGATCCCGCAGCGTTTTGATCAGCTGCCTGTGCAGTACCAGAATCTGGAATACATCATCAACTGTGTGGCGACGACCATCGGCGTGACCACCGCCGTTCCGTATGCCTTTGTCAAAGCGGAAGGCTGCTGAGGAGGGCGTCATGATCCTGATCAATAAATCAGGCCGCGTTATTTTTGCCGGCCCGTACAAGCTGATCCCGCTCTTTCCGGTGAAGGTGAGTGGGACAAAATCCGCTTTTTTCAAGACCTATCCGCGTATCCGCGATCTCGCGGAAGCGGGCGTGATCGACTGCGCGACGCCGGAGAAAGCGGAAAAAACGGAAGCGGAGCGAAAAGAGAAGACCGCGGCGCTCATTTCAGAAGCGAAGAAGAAGGAAGCGGAAAAAGGAAATGACGCGGATTGAGAGCCTGCGCGCGCTCGCCCCGGAACTCTCTTCCGTCCCTGACGATACGGTGCAGATGATGCTGGACATGGCGGCGGATATGCTGAGCCGCCGTCAGTTCGGCAGGAATTTTGACCGGGCCTGCCTGCTCCTCGCGGCGCACTATCTGACGCTGTGGAACAGGATCGGGCAGGAAGAAGGCGGCGCGGGAAGCGCCGCCCTTGTATCCGGCGCCGTTGTGATGGAGAAAGAGGGCGACCTGCAGCGGCAGTACGGCAGCGCAGGCGCGGAAGCATCTTCCGCGTCGGAAATCGTGCTGAAGAAAACTCTGTACGGGCAGATGTTCCTCGCGCTCCAGAAACGGTGCGTCATTCCGGTCGTGATGAGGCAGGGACGATGAAATTTGTGAAGACTGTCGATAAAGGATGGGAGCACCTCATGGAGGCCGCCGCCGATCTTGACGGGAAAACGGTACAGGCCGGCGTTTTTGATGACGGAACGCGACCGAAACCGGAAAAAGGCAGCGGGGCGCCCGCCAGCAATGTGGATATCGCGATATGGCAGGAATACGGGGTGAATATCCCCGTCACGGTCAAAATGCGCTGGTATCTTCATTTTGCGGGCCTTCATCTGAAACCGTCGACAACGATGATCCGCATCCCTTCCCGACCGTTCATGAAGCAGAGCGCCGACAGAAACGGAAAAAAGTGGCAGTCTTTGTCAGACGACCTTACGGGGCAGGTCTTTTTCAGACAGATGACCGTTCCGGCGGCTCTTGCCCGTCTGGGAAGCGTCATGCAGGGAGATATCCAGGATACGATCACCGGCGGGAAGTTCAAGAAGCTGCACCCCTTCACAGCGCGGCGGAAAAAGTCGAGCCGCCCGCTGGTGGATACGGGGCAGCTCCGGCAGGCGGTGTCTTTTAAGGTGGTGTGATGATGGGATTTCGAAGACCGGTACAGATCGAGAGGAGCACAGGCGGCGCGTGGACGAAAGACGGAACGTGGATGAAGGGAACGGTCTCCACAGTGACGGTTTCCGCTTCCGTCCAGCCGCTGAATGCCAAAGAGTATACGATGATCCAGCCGGAAGGCGACCATACCGTGCGGGCCGTAAAGATCTACACGGATACCGAGCTCTTCCCGGCGAAAGAACCGGGAACGGAAGCGGATGTGCTTCTCTGGCGGGGAATCCGCTGGCGCATCGTTCAGTGCGATCCCTTCCAGTCGGGTGTCATCAGCCATTTCAGGGCTTACGCGCTGGAGGTGATGGACCGTGGAGACGGATAAAAAGAAGTTCCTGCACGACCTTCTGGCGGAGCTTCTCGGTATGGATAAGGAGAAAGTGATCTGGAGCTATGAGGGCGGCATCCGCCCGAAGCTCCCTTTTCTTTTGCTCCGGGAATACGGCGACGGGCCCGCGGCGGGACGGACGGTATCCCGGACGGGTACGCCCGGTGTTCTTTCCGTGCGCGCGCCCTATGAATGCCGCATCGTGCTCCAGCTGTTTTCCCGCCGCGACGGTGATCCTGTGGAAGCGCTTACAGTGCTCACGCATCGGCTGGAAGCCCCGTCTGTAGTGGACCGGCTCTTTGCGGAGGGCCTCGCCGTCTACGAAGCGGGGAACGTATCAGATATTTCCACCGTTCTCGACGACCTGGCGTATGAACGGCGCGCTGCGTGCGAGCTGTCCGTCCGCTACGACAGGAGGATCGAAGACGATGTGGGCTATATCGACACGGCGGAGATCACGGAGAAGCTGGATGACCGGCCGGAGCGCATCATCAGAGTAGAGGTGAAAGGAGAATATAATGGCAAATCTTGACCGCATTGTAAATGTGGAGATCAGCCTTGATACGACGGGCGTATCCACAGAAGGATTCAGCACGCTTCTCTGCGTGGGCCCGCATGTGCACGGCCTGGCGCGGGTGCTGACCTATACGGCGGCGTCGCAGATGATCGACGACGGATTTTCCGCCGATGACCCGCTGTATCAGATGGTGTCCGACGCTTTTGCGCAGACTCCGTCTCCGGCGGCGGTGAAGGTCGGAAGAAGGAAGGTCGGCGGCGTTACGGTAGACGTTGGTCAGCTCAGTGTGTCCGGTACGTACACTCTTACGGTTTCGTGGGCCGGCACTGCAGGGACTGTCCAGAAGCGGGCCTACAGTTATACCAATGACAGCGGCAGCGAATCGGATATCATGAACGGCCTTCTGCAGCAGATCAGCAAAGACCCGGACAGCGTCATTACTGTGACCAACGCTCCGGCAGCAGCAGGAATGGCAAGGGTCGGCCAGGATGCTGTCGGAGAAGAGGCAGACCTGATGAATCTGCATATCGCGGCAAAAGACGGCGAGACGGATTTCATGGTAGAGACGACAGCAAATCTTGATATGGTTCTCGATGATCCGCAGGAGAGCATCGCGGAGACCATGGCCGCCGTCATGGGGAGCGACAGCGATTTCTACGGCGTGGCGCTCACGTCGAAGAAGGAAGCGGATATCCTCGCCATGGCGGAATGGACGGAAAGTGCAGGCAAGCTCTACGGCACGTCCTTCGGCGGCGACGCGGTGAAAAACAGCGAAATGACGAATGACATCGGCAGCCAGCTTAAGGCGAAGAATTACTACCGCACGTTCTGGTTCTATCATGACGCGGCGGATGAGTACCCGGAAGCCGCGGCCATGGCGCGGTGCTTTGCCGTCGATCCCGGCGGCGAGACGTGGGCGCTCAAGAAACTGGCAGGCATCACCGTGGATCCTCTCACGGAGACGGAATACAACGCCGTCACCGGGAAGAACGGCAATACCTTCGAGCTTTTCCGCAACGTGTCCATCACACAGAACGGAAAGGTCGCCGCCGGTGAGTGGATCGACGTCATACGCTTCCGTGACTGGCTCGAAGAAGAGATCAAGGTGAATGTCTTCAACCTGCTCATCAATCGGGATAAAGTGCCCTATACGGACGCGGGCATCGCGGCTATCGAGGCGCGCATCCGGCAGGCTCTCGAGCTCGGTCAGACCCGGGGCGGCATCGCACCAACGGAATACGACGAAGACGGAAACGAGAATCCGGGGTATGTTCTCACGGTGCCGCTCGCTTCGAGCATCTCTGCAAACCAGAAAGCGAGCCGCGTGCTGACGGATGTGCGGTTCACGGCGCGCCTTGCGGGAGCGATCCATGTCGTGGAGATCACCGGCAGCCTGACCTATGAGAATCTGGCCGCCTGAAGGGAGGATAAATCATGAAGACCTATGATCCGAAAAAAGTCATGGTGCAGTTCGGCAACCGCCAGATCACCGGCTTTTCTCAGGACGATATTATTACGATCCAGCCGAACGGCGAAGGGGTACAGCGGTACGTCGGAGCCGACGGGGAAGTCCAGCGTGCCGTTGACCCGGACATGACGTACAATGTGACACTCACTCTCGCCAATACGTCGAAGTCAAACGATTACCTGTCCGGCATGTACAACATGGACCGATCCGGCGGGCAGGCGGTGCAGCCGCTTCTCATCAAGGACCTGTCCGGATCTCTGCTTTTCTTCGCGCAGGAAGCGTGGGTGCAGAACATGCCGGAGAGCGGCCGCGGCCGTCAGATCGACAGCCAGGAATGGACGATCCACACCGGCGCAGTAGAGGGGCCCATCTTCGGAGGGAATGACGAATGACGGACAGGAAACCGAACCGCGTACAGCTCGGGAATGATGTGTTCTACATCCAGCGTTTTCCGCCGTTTCGGGCGCTCTACGTGCTGGGCGAGGTACAGAAGATCCTTGGGCCGGTGCTTTCCGGCATGGGGACAGGTTTTGCCATCGGCGCGTCGGAGAACATGGAAGCGGATGTAAAGAGCCTTGCGGTGCTTTTCCCGGCGCTCACCGGCGGCATCGAGCGGCTTGCTGAGCATCTCGACGGGGAAAAACTGGAAGCGCTCGCCCGGCTGCTGCTCGACCCGGATTACGTGGCCGTCGCGCCCAACAAAAAGCAGGCGGTGCGCCTCGATGAAGACACGGCGATCGACGTCTTTGACGGGCGGCCGCTGGACATGATCTGGCTCATGGCGCAGGTATTCCGCGTCAATTATCTGGATTTTTCCAGGTCTTGCAGCATCCCCGCTGGCGTCCGAAACGCGCTGCAAGACGCGGCGGGAGCCTTCCGGGGACTTACTCGGAAGACTTCGGAAAGGACGCCTACATCTACCGATGTATCAAGGAAGGGCTCCTGACCTTTACTGAGGCGGAAACGGGGCCCGCGTCGCTGGCTGACGTGGCAAAAATGAATGAATATCTCGACATGATCGCCGACGTGCAGCAGGCGGAGATAGACAGAATGAAAGAAGAGAAGGGAGGGAAACGCCGGTGGTAGTCCGCGAATTTGTCAATCAGATCACCTTCAAGGTCACAGGGAAAGAAAATGCCTTGACGGCGTCGGAAAACGTCAGAAAGGATCTGGAAAGGGCGGGTGTATCGGGCCGAAAAGCCTGTGAGGCCATCGGCAGCGGGTTCAGAAATGTATCCGGCGCGGCGTCGGGGGCGGCGCGGTCTGTGGCGTCTCTTTCCCGGGGCATCGGTATCGCCGCCGCGACAGGCGGAAGGAATCTCGCGCCCCTTCAGAGGGCGCTTATTGGCGTCAGCGCGCAGGCATCGACGGCACGGCAGTCGATATTCAATATGACAGCGGCTGCCAGGGCGGCGCGGAGCTTGGGAAGTCTCGGCGGGGGAGTCGGACGGGCCGTTTCCCGCGGCGTGGGCATGGCCAGAGCTGGCATCGCCGCCATCCCCTCTGTCAATGCGGTAACAGGTTTGGCAGCGGCTCTCGGGGCCTACCAGGTAAAGCAGACCGCCGATGAAGTGATGAATCTGGACGGCCGTCTCCGGGCGGTCACGGCGACGGACGCGGAGCGCCTTGAGATCGAGCAGAAGATCTACGAAACATCGCAGAAGAACCGGCAGAGCATGACCGCCATCGGCGATCTCTATACGAAAGTCGCCCGGGCGGCAAAGCCCATGGGGTACACCAATGAGCAGTCCATGCGCGTGGCGGATATCGTCTCGAAAGCGCTCACCGCGGGCGGCGCGTCCACAGCGGAAGCGGAATCGACCATTCTCCAGCTGGGGCAGGCCCTCCAGGCGGGAACGCTCCAGGGTGACGAACTGGCGAGCCTCCGGGAAAACGGCGGCACCCTCATGCAGCATATGGCGGAGGCGATGGGCGTCACCATAGCCGATCTGAAGCAGATGGGCGCGGAAGGGGAACTCACATCGGAGCGCGTCGTGGACGCGATCCTCGCGGCGGGCTCCGCTATTGACGCGGAATTTGCCAAAATGCCCATGACCATCGGGCAGGCGCTGCAAAAGGCGGAGAACCGTTTCAGCCGCTTCACGCTTCTCGTGGAGCAGCGGACGGCCATTTTCAGCCGCACGGCGCAGGCCATCGACAGCGTGTTTGACACGCTGGAAGAATGGGTGCGCGTAACGGACGAACTGGCGGCGGGCCCGCAGGACGGGAACGTGGACGCCTATCTGTCTCTGGCGGAGGCGCATCCCGTGCTGGCAGCGCTGGCCAACAATGTGTTCCCGGCGCTTCGGTCTATCGGGAGCGAGATCCTGTCCATCGCGGACACTGTCGCTGACACGTGGGCCTTCTGGGGCGGAGACACCACAGTTCCTTCGCTCCTCTCGAACGTGGCGGCCATCCTGAAGGCCCTCTGGACGATTGCGAAGCCCTTCGTTGAGCTGTTTTCCATCACGCTCGTATCGGCGCTGCAGCTGGCGCTGAAACTGCTGAATCTGATCGCTTCCGTAGTAACGCCGATCTGGGATTTCCTGGCGGAGAAGATCGGGATGATCAGCAGCGCGGCGGCCGATGTGGGGCGTATCTTTTCCGGGCAGCTCGACCCGACGCGGGCCGTGCCGTCTGCTTATCAGGGGAACAGCGATTACAGCCAGAGAAATTACACTTTTAACGTCAACAGTCCGGCAGAAGTGAACGATATCATGGGCGGCCCGGTCATGTCGCTGTCGCCGAATGTATAAGGAGGGGCCATGCTTGAAGAAATCAGGAATTTTCTTTCCCACGAACTGATGCCGGTCACCTTCGGAAATGTCACGGTCGATGCGCTGCTGGACTATGAGACGCGTTTTGAATCGGACGTGACGTCGAATCCCGTGGAAGACGGATTTCCCGTGGCGGATCATGTGACGCGAAAGCCCATCGAGCTGTCCCTTACCGCGGTTTTCACACCGTCCGCGCTCCACGGGGCGAATCCGAACCGCCTGCAGGAAGTGCTGTCGGCGATCCAGATGATCTACCGGGCGGGCGAGCCGGTGACAGTCGCGCTTCGAAGCGCCATCTACGAAAACATGGTGCTCGTATCCGCGCCCCTTCCGCGCACCGTGCAGGACGGCGTCTGCTACAAGTGCCGCCTGAATTTCGTCCAGGTGCGCCGGGTGACGCAGCGAACGGAAGACGTACCGGAAGACACCGCCTCGGAGGAAGCGGCGGGAAGCGCGGGCGCGTCGGAACAGGACGCGGGCACGGCGTCGCAGACGGAGATCGGAACGGGCGTCATCGTGGCCAGCAATATCGATACGACGGGAGCGGACTATACAGCGGCAGGTTCTATCCAGTCCGGGAAAGAGATCACCGCGCAGAAGGCGACAAACGCTTTGAAAAATACGATCACCGGCCAGCTGGCGGCGGGCATTTTGTTTTAAGGAGGTCCTATGCAGATCCTTTCCATGGCCGATCATAACGATTTTGTGGAGGCGGCTACTCTGGACGGCACGCTGTACAAGCTGCATTTCGGGTGGAATCCGCACGAAGGCTGGTCTGTGGATGTACGGGACGGACAGAACGCGGATATCCTCCGGAGCATCGCCATCGTGCCGAATTTCCCGCTGCTGGACCGGTACCGCCGACACAGCGGCATCCCTCCGGGGGAGCTTATGGCAGTAGTCAATGACGGCGGAGATACCCTCGGACGGAAGGATTTTGTGACTGGTCGGGCACAGATGGTCTATGTCCCGGAAGCGGAGGTCAAAGATGCTCTGGCAGCGGGTGTATAAGGTGGATTTCCCCGACATCGGGTACGCCGTAGACAAGCTGCGCGTCTCTTTTTCCGTGGATAAGGACCTGACGGAAGAATCCAATAAAGCGACAATCCGAATATACAACCTGTCTCCGGAAAACCGGGCGCGGCTGGAAAAACCGGATCTCCGGGCAGACCTCTATGCGGGTTATGCGGCGGACTCCGGTACGGTCCGCCTCTTTTCGGGAACGACGATCCAGGCATTCAGCGAGGATCGCGGGGCGGATGTGGTGACGGAGCTCTGTTTTTCCGACGGGCAGATCAATCTCCGGGACAGCATCGTCTCGGTCTCTTTTTCGCCGGGCACATCGGGTGAGACGGCGCTTCGTGAGGTAGCCGATGAAATGGGGCTCACCGTCCAGCTGGGCGCAGGCGTGCAGTTTGCCGCCTATCCCGGCGGATTTTCTTACGTGGGATACGGACGAAACGCGCTGACAGAGATCTGCGCGGCGTCGGGCCTGTCGTGGAGCGTGCAGAACGGCATTCTGCAGGTCATCCTCGCAGGCGGTACGACGGGCGTCAGGGGGCTGGTTTTCGCTTCGGATTCGGGGCTCATCGGCTCGCCTCGGCGCATCATCCGTTCCAATCCGCGGGCGGATAAAGAGACGGAAAAGCGCGCGCGCCGGAGAAAATCCGGGAAGGAGAAGCCGGAAAAGCAGGCGGGGTGGACGATTACCACGCTCCTTGCGCCGACGGTCATTCCCGGTGATCTGGTGAAAGTGGAGAGCCGTATGACGACCGGATGGTTCCGTGTAGAAGCCGTCCGGCACAGCGGCGACAGCCACGGCGGGGACTGGACATCGGAAATGGATCTTATCGAAAGGGAGAAAGCGCAGTGAACAGCGAAAATGAATTGAAGCAGCGAATCAAGGAACTGGCCGGAGGCATCGTAGAACAGATCCACACGGCGCTTCCCGGGCGCATCGTATCCTATGACCCCGGCTCAGGGCGGGCATCCGTCCAGCCTTTCGGGGCGTTCAAAACGGAAGACGGCCGCAGTTTGTCCTATCCGGTCATCCATGACGTGCCGGTACAGTTCCCGTGCGGCATGGGCGGCGCGGCGGCGGTCACGTTTCCGGTCAGGTCTGGGGACGGCGGCATTATTCTTTTTTCCGAGATACAGATGGATGATTTTATGACCGGCGGCGACAGCGAGGATCCTCGCCGGTTTGCTCTGTCCGACGCGATGTTCGTCCCGGGGCTGTATGCAGGCGCCCCCGCCGGAGAATCCGGGCATCCTGATGAGCTGTGCCTGTCGTTCAATCAATATACGGCGGTTCTTGGAGAAAAGGGATTCACGGTCAAGGTCGGGGCAAGTACCTTTTCTCTTACGCCGACCGGATTTTCCGGGGATATCGCCGGGACGTCTTTCTCAATCGGCGGCGGAGATCTTGTAGTGAACGGGATCTCACTCACTCATCATACGCACGGAGGGGTAGAGACGGGCGGCGGCTCCACGGGGCAGCCCCAGTAGGAGGCAGTATGGCATACGATATCAGGCTGACAGATGACTGGGATTTAGCTCCCTCCATGACTCTTACGGACGATGCGGCGCGGGTGGCACAGCAGATCAAAATTACTCTCGGTTTCTGGCTCGGGGAGTGGTTCCTGGATACGTCGCAGGGCGTGCCCTATCTGGAACGCATTCTCGTAAAAAATCCGAACATGGCCCACGTCAGACAGACGGTGCTTGAAAAGATCCTGTCCGTGGACGGCGTAAAGGCGGCGCGCATCGACAGCATCTTTTTTGACAGGCAGCGCCGGAATGCGGAGATCATCTACACGGCGGAGACAGACAGCGGCACGGTAACGGAGGAGGTGAGTTTGAGTGTCAGAAGTTAAATACGGTTTATCCCGTGAGGGATTTAAGCGAAAGCGGCTCCCCGAGATCCAGGCGGATCTGGCGAGCCGCTTTTCTGATGCGCTGGGCGTGCCTGTTGAAACGGGCGCGAACAGTGTGCTCGGCCAGCTTTTTGGTGTCGTGGCTTATGAGATCAGCGATCTGTGGCAGCTGGCGGAGAACACATACCACGCCATGTATCCTTCGACGGCGCAGGGGGTGTCGCTCTCCAACGCGGCGGGCATTTCAGGCATCACGGCTATCACGGCGGAGCATACGACGCTCACGGCGACCTGCACAGGTACGAGCGGCACGTTTATTCCCTATGATTCGCGCATCCAATCGTCATCGGATTCTTCCGTTGTTTTCGCCGTGGCTGAAGAAAATGCCTACATTGACGCGTCAGCAGCCAACACAGCGCAGGTATCCATGACGGGCGATCCGGCGGCTGGGACGGAATATGCGGTCACAATAGACGGGAAAAAAGCGGCCTATACAGCGGAGGGAGGAAATGACAGGACAACCGTTCTCTCAGGCATTGCCTCCGCCATAGGAAATGCGGACATTTCTGCGGAGATCATCAATCAGGTGCTCCGTATCAAATCTGTGGATATGGCGAAGACGTTTTCCATCACTGCCGGCGCCGGTCTTGTGCTCACTTCGGTGGGGGCGCCGGTTCGTTTCCGCGCGGAAATGGCCGGTCCTGTCGATCCGCCGCTCGGAACGCTGAATCAGATCATCACACCGGTCTCCGGATGGAACAGCGTAAGCAACGATGCGGCGGCTGTGGTAGGGCGCAATGCGGAGACGGATACGGAACTGCGGCAGCGGTGGAGCAGCGCCGTATACGGGCGGTCGTCAGCGATGGTGGAAGCCATTCAGGCGGCGATCCTCCAGAACGTGGACGGCGTAAAGAGCGCCATTGTCTATGAAAACACGACGGACGCAACGGACGAGTATGGCCGTCCGCCGCACAGCGTGGAAGCCGTGGTGGATGGGGGCGACGAAACGGAAATCGCCAGTCAGCTGTGGCAGAAAAAAGCCGCAGGCATTGATACCTACGGCAGTGTATCGGAACAGATCTACGACAGCCAGGGTGCGGATCATCTCATTCATTTCAATCGGCCAGAGCAGATCCTCGTATGGATGAAAATCATTGTGCGGCCCAATCCCGACGAAGTCATGCCGGCAGCGGCGCTTCAGGAAATTAAAGACGCGGTGCTCGCAAAAGGGCAGGCGCAGACCGTCGGGCAGGATGTGATCCTGCAGCGGTATTTTTCGGAAATTTTCAAAGCGACCTCGGGCATCGGGTATATCGATCTCACAGCGGCGACCGGGGAGAGCCCGGGCAGCTACGGCACGGACAATATTTCCATCAATCCGCGGCAGGTAGCTGTATTCGACGCATCACGAATCGAGGTGAGCAGGGATGACTGATCGTGCGGCTTCCATGGCCGGGCACCTTATCGGGCAGTTTTCCGGAAAGCCTGTATTTGCCGCTTTCCTTGCAGCGATCGGCGGGGAGCTGGATGAACTGGATCAGGCCCTGGCTGACCTTCGGGATAAACGGTGGATCGATACCGGCGAGGGCGTACAGCTGGACGGGATCGGGGAACTGGTCAATCAATCCCGGCAGGTTGCCGACGCGGTGACGATTCCCTTCTTCGCCTTCGAAGGGCAGCCGAACGCACAGGGGTTTGAAGTCGGGCGCTTCCGGGACGACTGGGAAGGCTGGCTCACTTCGGTCAATCTGGGCGACCCGGAGTACCGCATGGTGCTGCGGGCGAAGATCCGAAAGGATACGTCTCCCGGCACGACGGAAGATACCATCGCCAGTCTGCGCTTCATCTTCGACGCAGACCGGGTGGTTATCCGGGATTGCGGCAACGCGAAAATGGCAGCGGCCATCGGGCGGAGGCTCAATGAAAACGAGCTGTCTGTGGCACGGGCTCTCGACTTATTTGTGCGCGCAGGCGGCGTCGGGATCGTAGATGCAAGTCATTTCGATGCGGACAACTATTTTGGATTTTACGGACAAAAAGACGCGAAGGGGTTCGAAACGGGAACCTTTGCGGATTCGATTGAGCTGTGAGGAGGAACATCATGAAAGGTAAGACACCTGATTTTGACACGATCTGGGCGGCCAATTCGCCCATCGGGCTGTATCCGCTGACGACGAAAGAAATCCTGCAGGGGTGGAATTTCGTAGGGGCGACCCCGCCGCCGCGCAGCGCCTTTGACGCATGGATGAACCGCGCCGACCTCAAAATGCAGTGGATGTACAACAATATGTTTTCAGAGGATGCGCTGGCGGGTTTCCTGTATTGGCGGCTCCCCAATACGGCGTACTTTGTCGGCGAGAAAGTGGCGCTCCAGAAAGAATTTGACATTTACCTCGAGTGCACTACGGCGGGAGAATCTTCTGCCGATCAGATGCTCGCACTGCCGGAGGAGAAAAAGGTGGGAGACGCGCTGCAGGACGGTACCATACAGTGGGTCGTTCGGCAGAAAGCAGATACGGCAAATATCGCGGACAGCATTTCCGGTCACAATACCGACGGAAGTGCCCATAGCGACATCCGCCAGCTGGTCACAACGCACAATGCCAGTGAATCAGCCCATCCGGCGCTGGATTTTGTCAAAACCATGTCCGCCGCATCCGATGGACTCCACTTCCGGACACGTAATGCGAGTGCAGATACGGTTCTTAACCTCATCAACACTCTTCAGGCCACACTGAACCAGGGCACTGTACCGACCGGGAACAACGGGACCATCCTCGCACTGCTTTCCGGTATCGTGCATCAGATCAAGGCACTTTCCGGAAAATCTAACTGGTGGGAAACACCAAAAGATAGTTTTGAAACCTTGTCCGCAGGTGTTGTTGCCGGTGATGTAAGTAATCCGAACAGCTGGTGGGTGAAGCTCGGCGGCAGCATCCCCTTAATTATCCAAGGGGGAA